GTATGCCCCGCTGGTTGCCATCTGTCACCTATTACGCAGGACCAGCCTGAACGACCTTCAGTTCAACCGTGCCAGTCTGAGCCGGAGCCATGTAGATGCAAACGGCTTTGCACGGAATTGTCATGCCAACCGATGTATCAGCCGACACGCCCGACAAGCCAGTGATGCTAAACCACAGAGCCGTATCCTTGTCATAGCCAGCAGCCATTGGGTCATCCAGCGAATACTGGATGCTAAATGTCGGAGTGCCAGCTGTGACATTGGCAGCAAGACCAAGGCTGAAGGGGTTTTGGAAATCATCGACAGTGATGACCGCACTGCGGCCTGCATCTGTCAGAGAGATTGTGCGGTACTGCATTTCACTTCCCCTTGCTGCGGGCTGCCGCTGCATTGTCAACCAAGTTCGGGTAAGGCCGTCCAGCGGCTCTTGCCTTCGCCTTGGCAGACTGAATCTGCTTACGGTTCAGATGCTTCACTTTAGCATCTTTTGGAGCTTCGCGCTCCCAAAAAGGCTTCTCTGCCATGTTAACAATCCCACTTTCTTAGGGCTTTGTTGATGCGACTGTCCGGGTCTGCCGCTTTTGCAGAGCCAGTCAGCTTACGCTTCATGCCAGTCATTCGCTCACAAAACGACTTACGACGAGATGCATCCGCATCAGACTTTTTAGCCTGTTCACGGGAAACCGGAGGCTTTAAGTTATGGCCCTCTGCCTTAGCACTGGCGCGGCCCTTTGCATTTAAGCCGCCTTCTGGGTTCTTCCCCTCAGAACGCTGCCAAGCTGGTGATTTTGCCATGACACACTCCTAGCAAAGCGGGGGCACTAGGCCCCCGCAGTAGCAAACATCTCTGGGCGTGAGGGGACCCTATTAGACGCTGCCATCCGTGACACGGCCCGCAGGCTTGGAGCCTTCACCCTGAGCCGAAGCCCATTCGGTGCCACCAAGAACCTTGCCACCCGACTTGCGGGGCTTGCGGCCCATGTTCATCTTGGCCTTCATGCCAGCCATCTTTTCCATGGCCTTGCCACCACGCTTACGCTTGGCAGCTCCCTTGGCAACATTGGAATCACCACCGGCATAAGCTGTGGTAACGGGAGCATCCTTAACAACGGTGCCACCAGTCTTACGAGTAGAACGACCCTTCATATTAGCCTCCTAATGGCTAGATTACGGTGTCAGGTTGATAGCCTGAAGATAGGTGACAGTGATGACACCCGCGCCAGAGCCAGTGTTTGTTGAAGTCACAGCAACCTTGCGGTCAGTTGTTCCAACGTCTCTCCAGTTAGCAGCGCGTGTCGAATCGTCGCCGGGGGCTGCCGAAACGATGCCAAAAGCAACGCCGTCAAGCGCAGCCGCCGCAGTGAAGAACGTGGCAGAAGCCGTTGTTCCAACACCGAAAGTCGTAGCCGCGCCAGTGAACTCAGTCGTCACATTAACTGCGATGGTGAGAACCTGACTGTTGGCAGGGATGACGATGGAAGTGGTGGTTGCTGCCTGAGTGAATGTCGAAGACTGTGCCATTACGACATAGCCGACATTGGCAACATCAGTACCAAGCGTAGAACCGCTGGTATTCAGAATGTTACCAGCCTTGATCGGGCCGGTAAAAGTAGTCGTACCCATAGGGTCCTCCTGCACTTACGTCCACGTTGTCTGTGCAAAGTCCGCTTGGCCGGTCAACGTGAACTATACACCAAGTTTTTCCAGATACTGAATTGCTGAACGAAGAACTTTTGGATCGTCTTTCAGCTTTCCGATACCCGTATTGCAATCAGAACACAAAAGCCCACGTATGGCACCAGTTTTGTGGCAATGATCAACGGACAGAGCCTTAACCTTGCCAAGTCTGGTAGCAGTTTCAGGTTGTTTACAGATTGCACAAGTGCCGCTTTGAGATTGGAACCGTTTTTCATACTCTTCAGGAGTGATGCCAAACCTTCTTTTTCTCTCACCATCACTTAATGCTTTTCTGTTTTTCTCCCTGTACTGCTTTTGCCACAACCGCAGTTTTTCAAGTCGCTCAGGATCATTCTTAATTCGACCATATGATCGTTTTTGAATTTCCTTTGCTTTCTCAGGGTTTTCACTGCGATACCTTGCAGCTCGTTCCCTACCTTTAATTCTACGGATATGAGCCTTGTCTTCCATTTGTTACGTCTCCCAGTAATGTATTGGATAACAATACCGGGAGACGTTTTGTTGTCAACGCATCAAGACGGAATTGATCCGTACAAGGCGCGCCAATTGTAATATCCAAAACTGTAGCGCTCGTATCCTTTAACCAGCAGGTTGTCCGTAACAAAATCTACCTGCATATCTGTTTCGAACTTGACACGCTCCATATAGGAGAGACCGTCGATGTTCGTAAGCAGGAACCATGCAGTGGCAGAGGTCAAGAAGTCGTTGACCATGTAGGACTCAGGCAAGCCGCCGGAGGTCATCATGATTGCATTGACGTCATTGTCTGCCGTGCCCGGACGCAGTTCCGTCTTGGTGAGACGGATAGCAACGGGTTCAAGCTGCGGCGGCACGATGAGCTTGCGCGCACGTGCAAACACCTTCAGGCCAGCCTGATCCTTGAAGTTGGTACGAACGGCGATCATGCTGTTCAGAAGCGTAGCTTCGTTCAGCTCACTGGTCGCATAGTTCGACACCACACCACCGTCAATTGGGTGGTCCGAAGCCACAAGCGCCTTGCCGTCACCGCCGACCGCCGCATTGTAGGTGGTCGAAGTGTTCAGCACGTTAGCGCCGTAGATTTCCTTAGTCTGCTGAAAAGATTCAATCAGACCGAGGTTAGACGGAGCAAACTGGCTCTTGTACAGGTTGTCATCAATGGCCTTGCGGGTGATCGCATAGCCAAGAGCAATTTCAGTATGCTCTTGGTTGTACACGAAACGCTCGCCAGCCGAGTTGTCAAACGCCGTCTGACCACCTTCAGTCTTCAGCTGAGCCAGACCAAGGAAGCGCATCTCAGCGGTGCGTTCCAGAGCCATCTTCGACTCATGCTTCGTGAAGATTTTGTCGTACTGAGACGGAATCTGCTCGTACTTGCCTTCAACTCCGCGCAGACCGGGGAGGAGAAGGTCTTTAATGGCTGAAAGATTAACTGCCATGGTCCCTTACTCCTTAGATACCAGTCTGGTTCTTCGTCGTGACATTGTTGAAAGCCACGATCACATAGTTGGATGTGGCGATCTCAGTGCCATTGGAGCCCGGAGGCTGCGTGACGAGAGAAACGATGCGGAAGGGAAGCGTAGCCGTTGTCGGGCCAACGCCGGAGAGTGTAGCTGCTGAAATGCCAGTGGCGGTGTTACCCGAACCAATGGTGTAGCCAGCAGTGGCGTTCACATCAGCCTGAACAATACCACCAGAGATGGAGCTGTCAGCCTGAACGATGAACTTGGCATTTGGATCGTTGACAATGTAGCCTTCAATCGTGCCAGAAGCCGGGTCAGTACCACCGGGGTAGTAGTTTGACCAAACAACACGCTTCTGCGAGGTTGAAAGGTACTTGCAGCCAACAAAGATGCCAGCGATACCAGCAGCGGCGGTCGTGCCGTCACCCTGAGCAACCGTGCCATCATTGACGGGTTCAACGGGATCACCGAAGAAGATGTTTGTCGTGTTGTAGCCGATAGAAACTGCGACCTGTTCATAGGTCGGAGCGGAACCTGTGCCGCTGTACTGACGGAAACCGAAGGGCGCATTGGTATTCGCCATGACGGTATCCTCCTTTTTACAGGAAGGTCCATCATGCCACACCGGGGGCATTAAGAACCGGGAGAAGTTCGCCTCCCACGCCGGGGGGAGGTAGGTTTTTCAACCTTGGCAACAAATTACCTGTCAAAATTACAAAAGTAAAGGGGCCACCAATTTGGCAGCCCCTTAATTCTTGCCAATTATTCCTTTGGCACGGGGATAGGTTCAAAACCCTTTTTAATTTGAGGCCGAACATCCCTGTGGTTACGTTCAAACTGGCCTTCAGGAGCCGAAGAAAGCTGGGTTTCTTTGACGCGGACCTGATTTTTGGCTTTTGACAGCTGTGCCGCACGGGCCTCTTCAACAATTACGGTCGGACGCTGCATAAGAACCATGCCCTTGCGTTCGATGACCGGATAATTGCCACTAAGAGGCATTTCTTCTGGGTGACGATTGGTTGGCACCTCTTCCCAGCCCTGACGGTACAGTTCAGTAATGTGAGAAGACTGCTCCTGACCCATGACAGACTTGGTTTTCCACTCATAGGTCCAGCCGGGAGGTGCCGGAGGCAGCTTAAACTCGTCCACACCCTCGTCAGCGACTTGGTAATTGGACCGAATTTCAGCGGCACGGCGTGCAGCGGCTGCGCGGGGGTCATCTTCACGCATATTTGGCCTCATAGAACCACGATCAATGACATTCGGCTGTTCAATCGGAAGCTCCGGCGCGGTTGCCAGCAATTCTTTTGCCCCACGGGGCGGGCGACCACGGCGCTTCTGGCCTGTTTGTGCAGTATTTTCCATGATTTATCTCCTTAGTTCCGATTACGATCTTGGGTTTTCAGACGGTAATACTCTTGGGGAGAAATACCGCTGATTTTGGCGGCTTCCACCTCTGCTGCTGTGAGCTTCACAACGCCGGGGCGGTTGCTGGCTGTACGAGACACAGGTGCCACGGTAGGCGAAGACCGCTTTTGGGCGGGTTTTGACGCTTCTGACATGGCATCATCTATCTCTTGGGGTGCTTGTTTGACAGCTCCAATGCCCAATCGGCTTTCAACAAAGCGGAAATAAGCATCTGACTCAGGCTGAATACCCAAATCCACGGCATCTTCATGTGCCCGCGCCATGATGCGAATGCTGCGCTGGTCGGGAAGATGCTGGCGGTTAGATTTCAGCCACTCTGCTGACTTTGGCGTGACACGGCCAATCAGGTCGTCAACCGTAACTTCCTGAGAAGCCGGAGGCTGCTGGGTCATGCGCTGTTGGGACGCCTTCATCTCCTCATAGCCGCGTTCAAGCTGGCCAAGTTTGGAGAAGTTGGATGTCATGGCAGCCTGAATTTCAGCGGCTTTGTCAAAGTCGCCAATTGCCATGGAGTCACGCAGATGCGCCTTCAGTACCTCTTGGTCACGGTTAATCGTGTCAATGGCACTGGCAACAAGGTGCATATTGGTGTCAAAAGCCTCGCCAGAAGCCATCTGGGCCTTCTGAGCTGCTTCCTTAGCCCGCCTTTCAGCTTCAATACGGGCCAAACGCTCTTGTTCAAGACGCGAATTTAGCTGGCGAATGGCTTCCTGAACGTCATCTGGCTTATCTTCTGCCTCAGAAGCTGGCGCAGCGCCTTCTTCTACGGCTGCTTCAAGCGGGACATCATCTACAATTTCAACATCCTGCTCTTTTTCAGCTTTAGTTTCTGTTTTTGGCATATCGCCAAGGTCAATTTCGATCTGTTCTTCGGTTCCTGACATATTATTCTCCTATTACCAAACCCGATCAGGCTGGTCGATGCGACCCTTCACGTTTACATCGTCAATCATGCGGCAAAGCACATTATTGACAGTGATGCTCCAGCCGTCAGACGGACGAAACACGATCCAGTCGCCTTCGTTGATTTCAACGCCGTTGAACCACTCCCCAGAAGTGTCATTGAACGCTGAAGGACCTTTTTTAATTACCAACCCAACCTTCGACTGAAATCGGTCCTCTTCAGTCGTTTTGTCAGTCAAGTAGATGCCGCTCTTGGTCTTTTGCGGACGAACGTACACAGCGACCAAAAGCTGGTTGTTGAACACTTCCACCTTGGATGTGTCACCAACTTCCTTCTTCAGCTTTTCAGCCGGGTCTTCTTCGTGAGCCATAAGCATTGCAGGCATAGAAACCCCCTTACTCCTTGCCGTTCACAACGGCTTCCGCTTCATCACACAGCTCCAATGCCATGCGAAGTCCTCTGATCTGACCGATATGGTAACGATAGGCGCTAAAGTCAGTAACCACGCCTGATTCGGTAGTGACTATATCGGTAAGTCGTTGAATTTCTTCTTCTATCAGCTTCTTTAGCTCGTATTGATAGTACGCTTGGTATGTTGTCGCTGCCATAACCGCCCCCTCTGCGGTTCCCCTTGGTGTTAATGGGCGGGAGCAAAAGGGGGCTTGCCCCCGCCCTAATTCGCAGATTGCCTAGGACCCCCGCGAATTATCCTTTGCGTGCTTGGATTTCAGTCTTTTCCAAACGTCCCATGCCAGAGCCCGCGCCAGCGTCCATGTCCTTGTAGGAACGATAGACCTTGCCGCCTGCCTTGTGAGCAGTGCGACCGCCCGTGGCACCCGGCACTTTGTTGGGGTAGCCCTTGCCCTCATAGACATTCATGCCGTTTTCACGGGGCTTTGGGATACGCTTGGCCATGTCAGTCTTTTGAAGACGACCCTCGCCAGAAGCGGCGCCCGCTTCCATGTCACGATAAGACTTGGCAACTTTAGTAATGCGGCCACCATCCTTACGCGGCATCGGAGCGCCGCCAGCGGTAGGAGCTGCCATTGGCATCGGCATCGGCATTGGCATAGGCATCCCCTGCGGGGCTTGCTGCGGAGGCGGAACCGGAACCGGAACACCACCGGGGCCACCATCCATGCCGGGAGGAGGAGTTGGGCCACCGGGAGGTGTCATGCCCATATCCTGACCCTGCTTGCCAGCAGCGATGACAATGTTGATGTTGGTCTTGCCCTTAGCCTTAGCCTTGCCACCACGGGCCTTGCCCTCAGCCTCATCATCTTTGTCTTTCTTGCCAAAAGAGTTCATGGCCATGGGGATCAACCCGCCAAGACCGGAATCGGCAAGACCGCCAAGAGCGCCGCCAATGTTCTTTTTAACGCGGCCACCGCTCTTATTGCCGCTGATGCCTTCCATGATCTTGTCTTTCAGCTTCATTGCCTCATCAGAAGCAAGATCGCCTACGACACGATCAGCAAGGGTGCGAAGAAAACCGCCTTCTTTCTTGCCCGTGCGGGCTTCTGGCTTGACCATCTTTTTGATCAAAGCCTTGTCCAAAGCTACATCAGGATGACCGGCCTTGCCGCCTTTTTCCATGACCTGAGTGCCGCCCTGAGCCCGCAGGGCAGTATAGGCTTCTTTCTTGGCGGTGATCTTACCGCCCTTCTTCATTGGCGAAACACCGGGAGTGACGGTGTTCTGGCCAAACTTGAAAGTATTGGGGTCAACCATGCCAAGGCGCGGGTCCATCATAGCGCCGCCCATCATCTTTTTGGCGCGGCCACCTGATTTGCGGCTTTCCATAAACTTGGCAGCTTCATCGCCGCTCATGCCCTTTTCAGGGGGGCGCTGCGGACGCTGCGGGATGGGAGGAGCCTTCTTCTCTTCAGTGGCAGGCATAGAAGTAGGACCAACAACGTCCTTGCCACCTTTGGTCAGAATGCCACGGCCAGAAGACATGCCGCCGCCGTTTTGTTTGGCAGTGCGACCGCCCTTCTTGTAACCGGGGTCAGGTGTAACACCCTGTCCATAATAACGATCTGGCACTTCGTCTGGGCGAGTTCCCATTTGACGTTCAATGTTTGCCAAAGTGCTTTGACGCTTAGCAATGGTTTCTTCCATGCTTTCTTTGGGGGTGTACTTAGCAGCAACACGGTTATACATGCCACCGCCACCCTGTTTTTCGGTGCGGCCACCTTTCTTCATGCCACCAACGTGCTTAATGCCTTCACGTTCTTCGTTGGCATCCTTCACATTGCGGTTGATCTTGGCATTCATCCACTGCTTGGCTTCAGCGGAACCGCCAGACTTACGCGGGGCGCGGCCCATGTTGCACTTGGCCTTTTCGCCTTCAACCTTGCCACCAGCCTTGAATGCACGGCGGCTGATCGGACGCATCCCAGTCTTGGCCGTGGTATCCAACGGCTCCGGGGGAGACCAAGTAGACGAATCTACCTTCTGATGCGGATCAGCAGTAGTCAGGCTTTTGGCCTTTGCTTTCATGGCCGCGCGGGCCTGTTTTGCCATGTCAGACATGATGGCTCCTAGCTAGGTTAATCCGGGCGTCCCCGGAGGCGTTTGCCTTCATTTACAATACCATAAACTGGGTGCTTTCCGATAGCGCCACCTTTGGCGCGACCGGTTTGCATCGTCTTACGGTACTGAGATATCCACTTCGCGAGGTCAGCCGATGGCGCACCAACGCGGCCCATGATCAATCCCGTAGTTGGATCAACATAGGTATTAGCGTCACGAAGCTTTTGACCATAACCCCACTGCGCAATTCTGACGCTGTTGGAATCTCCACCCACAAACGCGCCAGGATATCGCTTGGCAATGTCCTGTGCTGATTGGCGCGTCACATGCAGCGGGTCTTTTTCCTCATAACGTGGAACTTCATACTGAATTCCACGCTCTTCTGCGAACGACCGCAGCGCCTGACTGACAGGAGCAAACCGCTTATCGGCAGGGTTTGGCAGAACAAATACAGGCGTCATGCCCATGCTTGTCGCATTCGCATAGACATCACGCGCCGCAGATATTGCAGATTGCGGATTGCGATAGTCGTTTGTGCCAAAAGCAAATACGCCATAACGTTGATCGCGAGGCTCTTCGCGCACGGGCGCAGGCTCAGGCGTACGAACCTCTTCTTTGCGTTGTGCAAAGAGTGATCCTTCCGCAGGACGCGCAGCCGCCTGCCAATCAGTTCTTTCTGGCGCGGTAAGATCGAGTGTGTACTCAGGTGTGCCGCCAGCTTGGTAACCAATGCGACCACCATCACGATATTGACCAGCGAGTTGCTCAACAGCTTGTTCAAGCGGAAGATCAAGCAGACTTACAGAACCGCCGTCAGCTTTATGGCGTGGCTCAATAAAGCCGCCGCGCTTTTCTCCGCCGCCGCCGCCATCGCCACCACCGCCCCCGTCTCCTCCCCCACCATCACCACCACCGCCGTCTCCGCCGCCACCATCACCGCCATCGCCACCGTCACCACCCCAGCCGCCACTGTCACCGCTATCACCACCCCAACCGCCATCGCCGCCCCAACCACCATCACCGCCATCGCCGCTACCGCTATCACCGCCATAGCCGCCATCGCCCCCGCTATCACCGCCGCCGCTATCGCCACCAGAATCTCCGGCAGAATCCCCACCAGACTCTGATCCCGAATCACTGTCTCCATCGCCATCGCTATCCCCAAAGCCACCGCCTTTGCCGCCAAACGCACCTGCGCTGCCGAAACCTTCTGATGGGTCAGAGCTAATAGAGAAATCACCCAAGTTGGCTGATGCTGCGGGTCCTTCCGGTGCAGATGGGGCTGCGGGGGCATTTGCCGCGCCAAAGTCATTGTAATTGCCGACACCAGCATAAGTGTCATTCATTGGGCCAACCGATGTGCCCCACATATCGCTACTGCCGTAGCTCAATCCGTTTTGAGCAGTTGAGACATCGGCCCCGCCAAGAGGACCGCCAATGCCGCTACTTGAAACGTCAAACCCGCCCATACCTCCAACGCCACTACCAACAGGTCCTGATTGACCCATCGTGCTGGTTGCGCCACTGAACCCCGCCAAAGACCCAGCGGGCACTGCATCCTGTTCCGTAGCTTGTTGCGAAGACCGATCTACAGCAGTAGGCATTGGCACAGATGTTTGTGCCGGTTGTGATTGCGCAGGCGCTGCTGTCGTTGAAGATTTCTCATAGCCAGTAGCCGATGATTTTGGCGCAGGATTAGACCCGAACACCATGCCGCCAACGGTCGGACCACCAAAAACGCCCGAAACTGTATTAGCCAATCCAAGGCCAGGAACAAATCCAACAGCAGCGTTTAACGCGGTCGCTGCTGGGTTTGCTGCCATGTCAGCCAGTTTATCGGTGATAAAGTTCCCCTGTCCTTCTGGGACATCTGGCATGTCGGGGCCATCGCCAACAGTGCCGTCACCACCACCGCCGATGATAGGACGCGGCCTAATTCTTTCTTCTGGCTCGCCACCAACTGCAAAGCCCGGACGCACATACTGGAACGCTTGCTCCAACGGCATATCCATA